CACATAAACAGAGACTTGCCGACGCCAGTACCTGCAAGAGCAATGTTAAGGGTCTTTTGCGGCAATCCTCCTTTAGTGATCTTGTTGAAATACTCAAGATCGAAGGGGATTCTTTTTTCGATACGATGATAGAAATCATACCGATCAGCGTAACTATCCAAAAAGTCGTGACCAATATGAGGATCGAAACTAACCCCCAGAGCATCAGACAAAAGAGTAGGAATGCTTCCTTTGCCCCTCGCCTGATCTTTGCCATCCAGGATCTGAATGCTGTCCATGATAGCATTATAGATTGCTTTTTCTTGGCAAAATTTTTCTGTAGTATCAAGAAGCCATTCGAGTTTTTGTTCTGATTTGTCATTCGAAACTTCCTTGAGTAGTTCGAGTGACTTATTTAACTCAACTTCAGTGAGTTTGGTAGATTCTTTTAAAGAAATCTCCAGTGCTGCCGTTGGCGGCAGACTATTATACTTTAGAACGAATTCCTTTATTTCCTCGAATACCTTTCTTTCGTGGCTTTCTGTCAGGTATTCTTTCTTCAGAAAGGGCAGAGTCTTCCTCATGAAAGGCTCGTTCCTCATCAGATTCGACAAGATCAGTGTTTCTGTTTTCATTGCCTTCCTTCATTGTATTTTCAATCGCACCTAGAAGTATACTACGCATCACGTTAGAAGTAAATCGCTGAAACGATTTGCTCTTGGTATTTGCATTGTTTACATTCGAGATAACATCATAATCAAACGTCATCAAACCATCATCGCCAACTTTCACATCAGTAAACTCTACAATCACACCATCATATTTGCCCAAAAGTTTAATAGCAAAACTTCCAGGTGGACCATTGAGGTCCACGAAGAAGGTGTACTGTTTATCAACTTTGAAGAATTTCTTGACATACCAAAATTCAAGTTTAGCGATTAGTTGATCAAGCATCTTCATCCTCATCTACTTCAGTCGAAAGATTGCCTGCAACTGCTGAACTGAATTGATAATTTTTACGAATCCATTCTTTGAAACCTTCATCGCCAAGAATGCTATCCCAGAAATCTGCACATTCAGTATCGGCAATGCGCCACTTCTTTCCCTCAACTTCACCAGTGGCAGTATTGACCTTGGCATACCAGCCTACATTTGGTTTCGTAACATGACCAGACTCAAGTGCCATGTCCAAAAGACCACTGTAACGAGAAATACCACCATCGAAGCGAACAGTGACAGGGATACGCGCCTTTTCTCTAACATAACGAGACTTCTCTACGTTGATAATAAAGTTATAACCAATCAAATCAGTGCCATCTTTTTCCTGCTGACGACCAAGGATGTAAATGTTATCAGCAGAGTAATAAGAACCTGTACCGCCGCCGACAATATCCTTGGGATATAGACCAATTTCCTTATAGGTGTGATTCACAACCACCATCGGAATGTCCTTCAGCGTAAGGTGTGGTGTCACCATACGGAACAGGGATTTGATTTGCTTTGCGCGACTCATGTCAGCGACAGACTTGCCATCCATTGCGTCTTCGACTTCTTTCTTCGAAGCCAGATTACCAATCGAGTCAATCACAATCATCACACGTTCGCCGCGCTCGATGTTGCTCAACTGTTGCATAATATCAAACTTCAATTGTTCAACGTCGGTGATTGGGGTGTGAACAACACGCTCCATATCAATACCAAACGAAGTGAAGTAATTTTGTGGAGTACCAAACTCTGAGTCATAGAACAGAACAACAGAATCAGGATACTTTACCTGATATGCCTTTGCCATCAAAAGACTGAATGCAGTCTTGAAGTGTTTTGACGGACCAGCCCACATCGTGAGTCCAGGGGTGAACCCACCATCAAGATCTCCAGAGAAAGCAACATTCACTACAGGAATGCTGGTTTGAATCATATCTTTAGCAGCAAAGAACTTGGACTTGGAAAGAATTGCCGTGTCTTTGATCGTGCTATTTTTCTTTAGTTTTTCGAGTAGACTCATTTTTTTCCACCTTATCAGTATGAGAAATGCCAAAATCATCGCGCATCATAAAGTTGTAGATGCTCTTACCTATACCACTATTATACTCCACTTGATTATTTGGGGCAACTTTTTTCTTTTTCTTGCCTTTAGAACGAACAGTATCAACTTTCTCTACAACGTAATTTGGTTTCTTTGGTTTAGTATCTTTTGGTTTTTCTGGTTCTTCTTCTGATTCTTCCTTCATTTGATTGTAACTAATGTTTGCTGCAATCAACAAAAGAACAGCCAATGGGTCAAATACCAAAACAATAAGAATGATTACAAATCGTACTGCACTATCGAAATAGTCTTTTGCGTTATCTTTGCCATAAATCAATTCAGCAATATACTTTAATGGACCAATCTTTGCTTCAGACTCGATGTTAGAGCGGCGGAGTGGAACGAGTTGAGTGTTAAGTTCATCAATTTTAGCATCTGAATTTTCAATTGTATTATTCAATGCTGTTCTTTCGGCTTTCTGCTGAGTACGAATCTTGGCTCCGTCAAAGAACGATTTCTCAACAACTGAGTCCAGAGAGTCCAGAGATCTCTGCGCGTTCTCAATTTGTCTTTGTTGACTAGTAATTTGCTGTTCAATCTTTGCAATCTCAAGAGAATTGTCAGCCACACCAATTGAAGACTCCAGATGAACTTTCGAGAGATAACCAAATGTTCCCAACGAAGTGATAAACATTAGAACAATAATCGCAAATACGAAATAACCTTTAATTATCTTTGGTGCGATCGACCAATGGCGATACAGCCATGAAGCAGCGACAAGTTTTGCAAACTCTAGGGAACCACCCATAAGCGTAATTGGAACAATCGCGCCAGGAAAAATCGCAAGCAACCCAATAATTGAGTAAAATGCTGCCGTACCCGACAACAGTAGTCCTGCAATTAGCGCGAGTAATGCCATCATTTATCTTTTACCCTATGAATTCCGTGACGTTCGAACACTTCGTAAAATATAGATTTTTCTTTTTCTATTTGTTTATCAAATGACTTTACAGTTGAAGACATTTTCGTAAATACTAGCCCATCTTCAATTGTATAGTTCTTAACGGCATTTGATGCAGTTGAAACTAACTTCACATTTGGAGCGATTTCTTCTCCGCGATTCACTGTAAATGAGTTTAAGAGATAAACAAAAAGGTCGCCAAAATATATCTTAAACTCTTCTGGAATCTTAAAAAATCTACTCTTATGTACAAACATCGCACATCCGTAGTATGTGTGTGGCATCCCAGAAGTTCGTTGGTTTTCGTATATGTTGCATTCCTGCAAATACACATCCGCACCCATTCCTGTACCCTTTAGAGTCTCAAATAGTTCAGGTGCAAATCCACAATAACTTTGTTCTGAGAACCCCATCAGCCCACGCTCTGGAGTTATAAGATCACATAGAACATCAAGACAGTCTAGATTGAAAATCACATCATCGTTCAAAATACATAACTTATCAAACTTCGAAACCTCAACCCCAAGATTCCAAGCAGGGTTTACATAAATGTTCTCTTTTTGTGGCAAATAAACAAGTTTCGAATACTTGTATATATCACTGTTGGTCTTCGAAGTATCATTATCGATAAGGATAACCTCTCCGATATGCTTGTTCTCCTGTAACATAGGGAGAAATTGTACGAAATGTGGTGCTTTCCACATTGTTGGAACAATAACAGAAATCATTGCTGCTTCTCCAATTCATCCATCATATTTAATATTAGTCCCTCAGATGGATTAATTTTTGCATATTCTCTTTTATCACTTTCAATAATTTCCAATAATTCTTTTGATTTAGATGTCGTTCTCATTTTAGTGATAACAGGACACCCTTCAATCTTAAAATTCGTCTTACCATCGATCACATTTTGATCGAACAAATATGCGTCTCCATAATAAATCTTTAGTTGTTCAGGTATCTTATAGTAACTTTGTTTATGCATAAACATGCAGATACCGAATCTATAATGCATCGAATTGCTTGCTGTTATCTTCATTTCTTCCCAAGGAGCAAGAAAATCTAATTCCTGATGAGATTCTGAGATAGTTTCAATAGCAAACCCAGCAATGCCGCCGCGAGGGGTGCAAACTTTAGCAGCTTCTTCAATACATTTTGGGTCAAATAATACATCATCACTATACAAACAAATCTGATCAAACTCAGAAAGTGCAACGCCGAGATTCCACGCAGGATTCACATAAATGTTTTGCACCTGCGCATAATGACGAATCTTAATGAGTTCAAAGATAGATCGATCTGCATTTGCTGGATTATTGTCAATAATAATGATTTCACCAATTAGTGGGTGATCATTAAATATTGACAACATCTTTTTATAGTGTTCGCCTCTCCAAAGAGTTGGCATTATAACGCTTATCATGAGAAGAATTCATCAATAGAGTTTACTTTTTCTGTTCTCCAATCAATAGAGGACAAGATAATATCCAGTGGTTCAAGGAATGATTTCTCAAACTGTAAATCATAATCTATGTATTGATCTGCACCCAACTGCTTTGGCAAACCAGAGATAAATGCAAGAGTATTGTTATTGAAGATATTTGGTTGTTTGAGATAGATGAACTTGATCTTCTCGCCTTCCTGAATCTCTTGGTAACGCTTGTTCAGTTTCAGAGTGCGCAGGAAGTGATTGTAAACCAGCGCACCCTTCACATGAATCGGCGTTCCCTTCTTGAAGATATTTGCGGCATCAGCATACTCACTAAGACCATTCACAGATCTCGGGAATGCAATATCTTCAATCGGCAACTTCTTGAAGTCTTCACGAAACGTTTCGATAAACTTATGAAGATCATCTTGAGTCTGCGTCATGATAATCGTGATTGCTTCCTTAATCTTCGTACGACAAGCAGATGGCGTTGAAGACTTGACAGCCTCAAGACCCATAATTTTGAGTTTGGGTTTCGCATATGCTACACCTTCGCTATCATGCACGTTGAGGATATATCGTTTCTTCGCAGTCCAGATTGCTTTGTCAGCCAAAGACTCACGCTTCATCTCCATGCGCTGCTGGAATGCATTTACATATTGCTTGAGTTCTTCGTATGAATCATCAATGAATGGCTGAATCTTATCATCGCAAACCTTATTCATGAACTTGATCACTTTCTTGGTGTCAGAAGTATCAGGATAAAGTTTCTTGATCAGTGGACCCATGTTCAGATAAATTGAATCAGTATCAGACGCGATGACATAATCTTCACCGTCAGTCTTGAGCAATTTGTTCATGTACTCGTTGATTTTGTTTTCAATCCAACGAATAGACAACTGACCTGCTGTCGTGATTCCTTCAGCGATACGAATATCGAAGAAGCGGAAGTATTGATTACCCAGCGCACCGTAAGCGGAGTTTAGTGTAACCTTTTTAGCCAACTGTAGGTTATTATATCGCGCGACTTGCTTCTCAAGATACTGAACCTGGTTTTTATCGTCAAGAACAGTTTCGATTTTCTTTTTGGCTTCCAGTGCCAACTTCTTATATCGTGTGCGGTCCTTGTACATGTTATCCATAATCTCAGGCATCACACCCTGTTTCTTGATGCTGAACAATTGACCATTTGGAGTCACGGTTACGTCAAGATCTTTTAGAACACTAGTTTCAATTTGTTGAGCCAACAGTGCTTCAACGTTGATATTATTATTGCTAATAAATCCACGCATGTTATCATTGTACTTCTTCGGATCGACAAGAGTTTCCATGGAGATGTTATACTGCATGATCAAGTGCGGATATAGACTGTTCAAGTCAAACGACGCAACCCATTCGTGCATACCGCAAATGGGATCTTTTACATACGCGCCTTCGTATTGTGAATTCTTTGATCCACGCTTCATCTGAGGGATTACAATCTTCTTCTTGAGTAGATAATTGTAAACAATCGCATCCCACATGCGCACTTGAGTGAAGACATCGTCGTAGTTGACCTTGTTATCATATGCAAGAGTCAACGCCAATTCAATCAACTTCATCTTGTCTTCGAGTTTCTCAACAAGTTCTACGTCCTTGATGTTATACTCAATGAACTTTTGGTAGTCTTGTTTATAAAGTTGGTGTAGAGTTTCGAACTCAGAGTAATCTAATTTCTTTTCACCCAACTCAACGTGAGCAATGTTATCAAGGCGATACGATTCTTGCTGCGAATAAGTAAACTTGCGATACAGTTCAATGTAGTCAAGTGTAGCAATCCCGAGCATCTCATAGACTTGATGCTCGCGATTCATAATCATTGCTTCGCGCAGTGATAATCGATTCCACGGCGAGAGTTTCTTGGCTTCATCTTCGCCAAGAAGTTTAGTGATACGATTTACAAGATACGGAATATCGAATGTCTTGATATTCCAACCACTTATAACATCAGGGTGGAATCTTGTCCAGAAGTCGATAAATCTTCGTATGAGGTCGTGTTCATCTCGACACTTTGCGTAGTGCACGTCGTCACGATGCTTGATATAATCGCCACAACCAAACACAAAATAATTACCCTTGAGTTTAATAGTGATGGCGGTGATTGATTCGTTGGCATCTCTTGGCTCAGGGAATCCATTTTCGGATCCAACTTCGATGTCGAGATAAGCGATAGTAACTTTGTTAATATCCCAAAGAATATCATCAGGATAATGATCGGCAATAAAAGCATACTCATAACGATTATTACCAAAAATAGGGAAATTATCGACACTTTCGTACCTCTCAAGAAATTCACGACAATCAGAAATTGTTCCTGGCTGGATTGGCTTGACATATTCACCAGCCAGTGTGGTGAACTCAGATTGTTCTTGGCTCTGGAGATAGAAGGTTGGATT